GGAGAATCCTTGCTTTCGCCAGTTGCCTCGAGATTGTCAAATGCATCGTTGTAGGCTTCCCTGTTATATTCGAGACCGGCAAGGGCGTCGATAAAATCGCCATTTGTTGTAGAAGAATCCTGTGACCATTCTTCAATTAGCGACAGCTCTTTCTTGTGTGCTACTTCAAGTCGCTCTCGCACTTCTGCAATACTGTTTCCAGATAGTTCTGGGTCTGGACCAAGGTTCTCGTAGTAACGAGCCTCAATTTCTCGAAGACCATCTGCATCAGACCTTCTTCTAATGTCAATGTACCTGCCGTCAGATACGTCATCCATCCACTCAAGCGCAGCGTCAATGTCGTCACCGTAGATGAGACCAAGGTCCCTGAGAGCCCAAAGTTCTGCAGCAGCCTCTAGAGCCCAATGCTCTGCTCCGTACTCATCATTGAAATACATTTTTGGATACTCTCCAGCGAGAAATCCGACTACATCCGTTCTGGATAACGCATTTTTAAGCGACTCAAGGTCAATCCCATCGCCAGCCTTTGCCATAAGACTCATCACCATTCCGCTAGTGAGGTCTCTAATATTCTCCACCCTTACAGGCTCGCCCTTGTCGTTGAGGACAGTAATGAAACCGTTGGTTCTAATCTGTCGTTCTGCTTCTCGGTTGAAAGCCTGCATTTGAATAGTGTGGGCAATCTCGTGCTTCATAATATGTCGCGCAAATGCTCGTTCTTCAACCATTGCCGCAAGCTGCTTTGAATGCCCGTCAACGGTAACCAAGAAGTCAGTTAAAGCAGTTGCTCTTTCTGAATCGGTTTTACCACCAACAAAATCAATCCTCATTCTTTCGCCTGGAGCAAGACTTGGTATTAATGCTTCCTGATTATTCATTATCTCGGGAATATCAACATATATAACGCTCATCACGCGTTTGCTGTCTGGCGATGTGTACCCACCAGTAGATGCTTCGTCCATGCGTGGGTCGTCAGGACTTTTAACTTGAAAATCTATACGTGCAATAGTTCTCATATGTTCTGGGTCAGCAATGAATGAGTCAAGAGCCGATTCAAGTAGAGCTCTTTCGGTTGTGTACCAGCGCTCTGTGTCTGCTGCAATCAAGCTCTTTTGACGCTCTGGAGTTAGGCCTGAAAAGCCCGGAACGTGCGCAAGTCTTGCTTTTACTATCTTGTCAATGTCCTCTGCGGATAGTCTTGTGCTTGTATCTATCGTCCATGCACCGCTGTCTCTCAGCTTCTGGAAAACCTCAAATACGTCGTCGTTTGTTTTTATCTTTTCATCTGTTCTGATTACCCCAAGCGAGTCCATCAGGCTTGCGATGTTTATGTCCTGCTGAGCAAGCTTGTCTTGAGCGCGAATCATTCCATCAACAAATACCCTGCTATTTCTGTCGCTGAGGCTCGCTTCACGCCACTTTTTGATGTTCTTGATTCTTTTGCCGTTTTCATCACGCCATACGGTTCTACCGATTCCCGGTATTGCTCCGTTATCAAGCCATGATAGAAACTCAAAAAGTTTTTTTGTTGTGTGTTTTACACCAGTTTCTTTGCTGACATCAATCCCACTTGCCATCCTTTTAGCAAAGTCGAATATCTCTGATGCTGAAATTCCGAAACAGTTTGTTCCTGCATTGTCGGTGAACTGGTTTGCCGCAGGTGTACCTGGTGGGCATCTAAACTTTCCATTTTCATCAACAATGATTCCAAATGCGCTGGCAGCCCTAGCAATTAGAGACCTTCCTCTTTGCCCAATCGTTCTGCCTGGAAGCCTTTTTTCACTGTAGCCAGAAGGGTTGACAGTCTTTTCTCCGTTAAGACTAAATGGGTCAAGAGTTTGTTCTGATTCTTCGATTATCTCATCAGTTTTTTGGTTGACCTTATATTTTCTTATTCGTAGTTTTGGTTTTGCTGCGAGGATTTTTGCATACTCGTCAGCTGAAACAGAACGTGGCTCATCGACCCATCCAAAGTTTGGTTTCTTTACTGCAGTATTCCGCAATTTAACTGATGGGAAAAGATTGAGGATTTTGCCTTCTTCCCACTTTTGACCTGGAAGATAGTTGTACCCGTTTAGACGTTCAACCATTCCAGGCGTTCCGCCTTTATTGGTCCTCTTTTTCCCGTCGGTGTCTTTGTATGTCTCGTTACCTGTTGCGCCATCAAGCGCCTTTACAGACAGCCCGGCGTTTAGCGTTGGCCTTGTTATTGATTCAGTTACAGCCTTCTTGAACGCAATTGCTGCGTCGTTGAGGTCTCGTCTGCCAGCGAGCGGTGATACAAGCCTCTCGGATGTGATTGTACGTGTTTTATAGAACGGCTTACCCGTCATGGCGGGCCGCCCTTTCTTAGATTGTGTCAGTTTCTGCTTCGAGCAGCTGGAATTCAACAAGGGACTTCATGAAATCTCCATCAAGAGTTTCATCTTCCTTCTTGCTCATTCCTTCGCCACCGGCAACCCAGCCTGCTGGGATTAAGTTTTCTTTGCCGAGTTCGCGAGCGCGCTTGAGAATGTGTCGCTTTGCAGCTTCTTTATCCTTTGCGCGACCAAATGCTTGGATTGCATTTCTGAGGTCAGACTCGTTCGAAATTGGGTATGAACCATCTGGAAGCGCGTTTCCTTCTTTGGCCATCGAATCACGCTGTTCTTCTGTGAATGCGCGCTTCAACGCAATTTCTGCTGCTTCAGCTTCAATCTCTTCTGCTTCTTCTGGTTCGTACTTGTCGTAACCAAGAACTTCGCCATCAAGAGCAACGAATACATCGTATGACTTTCCGTCAAATCCTTCGATTTCAACAGCGTATGAGTCGATGCCTTCGAAGTTGTCTGGCTCAACAGCAACTACATGACCGTCAATTGACTTGACTGCGATTTCAGCTGCATCGGTGAAGCTAATCAAATTGAGTTCATCAATTGCTGTCTTCTGTTCAAACACGCTTTCATCGAGCTTGTGCCAGCCCATAACTTCTGCAGAAGTTCCGTCGATGAATACTTCGACTGCCTTGCCATCCTTGCCCTGAACATCAATGACGAACATGTCAGCATCTGGTGAGTAACCTGAATCGATTACTTTTCCGTCGAACATTTCTTCAGCCATCCCCTCAACACTCAAGAGGCCTGGCATTCCTTTTTCTGCGATACATCCGCCTGGGCAGTTGTCGCAAACAGAAGTTACAGCAGAGTAAGACTTACGCTCAATTGCGCAGATGTAATCATGTTCGCCAAGCTCATCTGACTTCATTCCCATTGTCGCCATGCGGCGCTTGCGGAATTTTTCCATCATGATATTTTGCTTCTCGGCTTCCGCCATGTCCTCTTCATCCTCGGAGTCCATGTCGTCCTCCATCGAGCCTTTTTCTTCTTCGGACATTTCTTCTTCGTCGTCCTCTTCGGACTCCATGTCCTCTTCTTCTTCGTCCACCATCTCTTCTTCATCGCCTTTTTTCTTAAACTTCTGCATGGCGGTATTGACTTTTTCCCCGCCATCCATCATGTCTTCTTCTTCCATGTCATCCTCTTCGGACTCCATGTCTTCTTCCATGCCCATACCCTTCATTGGCTTCTTCTTTGGCATCATGCCGTACATCTTTTGCATGTCCTCTTCGGTCATGTCTTCATCAGCGATGTCAAGGTCTGTTGCCGGTACCATCTTCATCTCTACTGGCATAGCGCCACATTTGCCGCACACCTTTGCTCCTGGAGTGAAACCGCACGCAGATGCATCAGCTCCTTTGGCGCACTTGAGCACAGCCCCTTCGCTGTCAATACTCACTGTTGCCTTGTCGTCGTAAGCCATAAAATAGAGCTCCTTGCGCCTAATGGTATGCAGAAGGCTAAATAGCCAACTGTTTATTAAATTATTTGTTTGTAAAAGTATAACCTACCATAGCGCCGCTATGGGAAGTATTAATAAAACGCTTTTCTAATTATCTATTAACGTCTTCTTTGTGAGTTGTCGTGAAGCTGAAGAAGTTTTGTCCATTGAGTTGGAGACAAGAATCCTTTGGCTTTGAATTGAGAAACAAGGCTTTGAGCAAATCCACTCCATTTGGCATTTTCTGCCCAGCCCATTATTTCTTTTTGCATTCTTGGGGTTATGTTTTCTGGGGCTCCGTTGTTTTCTCGCCCGGAAGAGAGTTTTGTAACTGCTTCCTGACCAGAATTGGTTATTCTGCGAGCGGCTCTTCTTCCACTGCTCATAGAACCTCCACCCTTGACTGAGTCAACGGTTTCGCTTAAGTCGTACTTCTTGTTGAGTCTGTCAACTATTTCCTGAACTTCTTCATCAGAGTAACGAAGCGCTTTTCCAACACGAGGGCTGAATTTTGGCTGCTTGCCTTGTTCAAAGGTCTTTAGACGGCTGATTATCTTTGCCGCACCAAGCACCTCATCGATATCGTCCCACTTAACCTTTTTGCCACTTCTTTCAACGGCGTCAACAACGTTTCTCCAGAGCGAGAATTGGGGAATTGAGTTGTCAAACTTGGTGCCGTCTTCACCGAATACTTCGCCAGCGCTTGGGATTATGCCTTGATTAACAAGTTGTTCAACTATTCCTGTTGGGACGCCTTCTTGTTTCCATTTTTTGAGCTGTATTGGTGTCGGCGTGAACGTCACTCCGTCAACTTCAAACGTCAGGGCTTCAGATAGTTCTGCATCTGACTCGACGCCAAGTGAATCTGAAAGCGCGGAAACAGAGAATCCGCCCTTGGAAATTTCTTGTGCAACGGTTTGCTCAGTCTCAACCATGTCTGCAGGGGACATGAGTCCAGCCATGTAGATTCCCTCGTCAAGGAAGTCATCATATTGCTCACGAGTGAGCTGGTTTCCGTCCTTGTCGTACCAGTACGGCTTAGCACCAAAGCCCCAAATTCCATCAATTATGTCGCTTGTCTGGAAAGGGTTTGAACTGTCAGAGAATGCTCTGTCAATCAAGGCGTAAGCATCAGCTTCGGAAATGCCTGCTCCTTCTTTGAACATCTTCTCTGCTTCTATCTCGCTTATACCGAGGTAATCTGCAATTTGTTCTTTGCTCAATGGCTTGCCGTTTTCGTCTTTCAGAATTTGCTGCAGCTTCCTGGCGTCAAGCATCCACTTACCATCTGGAGACCTGTCGTTATTTTCTGAAGTTTTTCCAAACTTTATTTTGACATCAGCTGCCAACTCTCGGCCAACCTTGTTTCTTTGCAATTCACCAGGCATCCTGAGTCTTCCGGAACTGAATTTTTCAGTGCCGAATTCGTCTTTGCTTGGTCCAGGTCGCTTCTTGCCCGGAATTGTTGCTGCTCTCTGTCTTACGCCATCAGCAAACGCCTGTCTGTCGGCATCTGACATTGGTCGTCGTTTTGAACCCTGTGTTCTTCTGTTTCTTCCAGAGCTAAGTCCTGGAGCATCTCCTGGCTCCAGGAAGTCGGCTACATCGCCTTCAACCATGTCGAAGTTAGAGAGGTTGCTAGGTGAGAAAATGTCTTCAGGAAGACCGCCCTTGCTCTCTCTGTTTAGTGATACTCCGCTTTCCTCGAAAGACTCACCTATCCCAAAGAGGTCGCTTAGCTCTCTCTCTAGCCTGTTGATTGCACCGTAGTACATGTCGCTGAGTTTTGCAGCAAAATCTTCCGGCTTTGTTGTGTTGTTGATTGAGTCAACCAAGTCTTCAATTTCATTTATTTGACTCTGCAGTGAGGAGCGAATGAACGAATCGTCGATTGCCTCGATATCTTCAAGTACTCCTTGGATTTCCTGAGCATCAAATCTCATCGAATCAACGGCATCAGCGGCATCCCCGTCAGCATCGTCTATATGCTTTTGCATTGCTGACTCGAAGTCAACCTTGCCGCCATCTCTCCAGCTGTTTCTGTACGAATTTTCTAGAAGGCCTATCTTTTCGCGCAAATCATCGGTTTGCTGATTCAGGAGTGCAAGATTCTCTACATGGTCTTCCAGCTGTGATTCGATGTCATATATTGCTGAATCAAGTCTGTCAATAAATTCCATATCATCATCTGAAATTTGTCCAGTCAAATCATCGATGCTTGGTGTACTTTGCTTTGTGATTTTCTTACCATCAAGAGCTGCGCGGATGTATTCATCCCTCGTAGCAACTAAGTCATCGATTGCGTCAATAGCTTTTTTATGGTCTTCTAGAGCAATCCTTCCACGTCCACCATTTGGAAGGAAGCCAATTTTCCCATCAAGAGCATCCTGTGTTACTGGATTGTTGAACTGCCCGCTCTTTTCAAACTCGGACTTGATGTCTTCTGGTGACCTTCCAGAACTCAGGCGTCCACCGCCAGGAATCCTGCTAGAAACCAAACTTCTCGTTCTTCTTCCAGAAGAGAAAGACGTTCCTTGAGGGACTCCAGGTTGTGTTGGATTGATTGGGGCAACTGCGCCGTCAATCAAGCCCTCAATCTTGTGGAGACTGAAACTTCTATACTGACCCGATTCCTCATCAAGTCCTATGAAGTATATTCCTCCGCCCTTCTTGGTCATCATTCCGGTTGGATAAACCATTCGTGGCTTGCCGTTGTAAGTAAATGAGATGACCTCACCGTTTCTGCGTATGGAATCAAAGTCATACTTTTCAACAGGAACCGCAGGCAAGTTTGCCGCGATGTGCCTTGAGTTTGAGCCAGCCTCATCCGTTCTCTTGAGAGCGTCTGTGACTAAGCCAATTTCCTCAGCAGGAGTTTCGTCGTATCTAGAGCGAACCCCGGATGAAAGTCTGCTGTTTTCTTTCATCAATTCAGCCTGGATATCGCTAGCTTCGTCTGCCCAGTCTTCTGCGCTCCAGTCAAGGCGTGATTCATCTATCTGCGCCATCATCCGGACATATTCCTGTCTGTCTGCGCGCTCTCTTGAAGCTCTCTTGTAATTTTCGTACTCTGCGTCTCGGCGTGCTTCCTCTTCTTTGAGCATTTCGGCAATTTTTTCAATGTCGGTTTCTGCTTTAAACTTGCGTTGCCATTCTATGCGGCTGTTTTCATAAGAGTCAGCCCATCGTGCTGCATCTTCTGGGGACTTAAAACCCTCCGAGCCAACTCCGGCAATGTCCCAGTCGATTTCGTCGTCTTCACCGACACCGTCCATGACCATCAATTCAGCAAACCACTCACCGGATTCATCCTGGCTTACATTCCACTGACTCGGGCGCGAGCGTCCACCTAGGAAGGCGCTTGCCTCAAACCAACTTCTGTCGCCATCGCGATAGCCTCTGCGCATATCGAATTCAGTGAGAACCTCATCACCAAATGCGCCCATTTCATCAGCAAGAGTTCTTACTGTCCCCTCAGGATTTAGCACATACTTGCTACGTCTTCCAGACGAGAGAGCAGCAGGTGCTCCGTCATACGTAGCATCCCTGTTTCCAGGTATGACTCCAGCCTCAGCAACCTTTCTACCAAGCTTTTTGCTCATCGATGGAGAGAGGGATATTGCGTAGTCGTGCGCTTTCTGCGCTTGCTCAAAAGCATTCTTAAGTGCATCTGGGTCAGACTTGAGTTTCTTGAGCCATGATGCAAGGTATTGAGCATGGTCTTCTCTTGGCTCAGGGGTCAAGCCGTGAGCAGTCATAAAGAATGCTGATGCTATTTCCGCAATAAGCTCTTCTTGTGCATATTCAGGGCTTCCAAAGTCTCCCATGTGGTCTCTGTTCAGACGGCTCTTGCCACCCGTCCAGTGCATCAACTCATGAGCAAAGACTGCATAATAAGCTTCCTTGCTCTTAAATGACGAAAAAGGAGGAAGTGTTATTTCGTCTGTTGATGGTCTATAGAACGCTCTATCTCCACCGTGATTGACTACTGCACCGATTTCTGAAAGTGCTTGTTCAAGTTCTGCAGCACGCTCTTCTTCTGAGAGTTGAGGCATCTTGAATTGTTCTTTATCAATTCCGTCAATCTGGTCGAGGTTGAAAACATATCCTGTTTTAAAGAAAATTGAACCAGGCTTTATTTCATTGCCATCAGCATCTTTCTTTGCAGGAATGATTGTTGGGATGATTATCATCGTCCCCTTTTCACCCTTACGAACAGTTCCGCCTTTTTCTTTCCACTGATTAAATCCAGCCCAAAGCCCTGTCTCGTAATTCATTGCATCCTTCTGGAACATCAACATCAACGAGTTGATTCCAGAGTATGGGCGATTGTTGTTCATAGCATTACGTGGAAGAGAAGCATCTCTGTGCCAAGGGAACTCCCACTTGCCACCTTCTGTCTCTGCTTTTTGTATTTGCTCGATTAGCTTTTCTTGAACGCTTCTATAAACCTCGTCCAACTTCCCTGAAGACAAACGCTGTCCAGGTTCCATGCCCTCAAGCGGACTTACGTACTTTTTGCTACCCGAACCAAGCGTGTCTCCGCGTTGTTTTTCAACCCAGGACTTTGCTTCCTTGTCTCTATCACGCAAAAGTTTCATGTGCTTTTGCTCGCGTCTTCTCACAGTTTCACGGCTGAGGCCAAGAGCCTTGGCAGTCTGGTCAAGCGATTCTCCACCCATACGACGGTCGTAAATTGACTCGTTCAATGCAAGCTCTGATGCTTCCTCTGCTGCCATACGTGCTTGGTCTTCGCGGTAAGACTCAACCTCGTCAAAGTCTGGTCGTTGCAGTGTTCCACGTTCGCGAGCCATGTGGCGCATTTCTGCCTGTCGCACATCTTCGCGTGTCATTCCAAGAGCCGAAGCAGTGTCCATGAGCGATTCCCCACCCATGCGGCGCTCAAATATCTCCCTATCAGAGACACCCAGCTCCTCTTGGTTCTTTCTCTTTCCAGAGGACAGATTTCTTGCTTGACGATTGTCGTACTGTGTTTCTAGATAATCCTGATACATCTGTGACGCAGCGTACGCAACGTCTTGAGCAAATCTTTCTCCACCGGCACCATACTCGTTAATGTATTCATCCCGTGTTTCGCCGTCGGTATCCATCCAGTGGTCAAGGATTCTCTCTGCCTCCATGCCGGTGTGGCCAATCTCTCCCAATTCCCAAAGCTGGTCTTTTCTCACTGCTTCCTCTGGGTCTTCGTATCTCTCGAACCCAGTTCTAGTACGTCTGCCGGAGCTGAGACCCTGACGATTTTTGTCTGCGAATTGTCTTTGTCGGATTTGACCTAGTTCTCGGCGTAGTTTTGACTTGTAGTTGTCGCTAAGACCAAGTTCAAGGCTGCGTAAGATTTTTTCTGCTCTGGCGGCATCTCGGATTGGCTGAAATGCTTTAAACTTTTCATCGGCCAAATCATAAACGACATCTTCGTCGACCTTGTTGTCGTCAATCTGTATAAGAGTAAATCCTTCATTTTCTTTGTTGTTAGGCTTGCTCCAGATGTCTTCGTCTGCGATTAAGAAACCAGTTCCATTATCGGTATCAAAATCTATCCCATAACCGTCGTTGATGTATTCTGGCGTGTCTAGCTGCTTACCATTTTCGTCATGCGTAATCACGATGTCGATTGAGCCGGCGTATGGCCGTGGAGTGTCTCTTCTTGAGCTGTATTCTCCCTCGACTAGTTCGATTTCGAAATCGGAACCATTAACGATTACACCCCTTCGCCCGTCATTGAGGGTGACTGTGTTCCCAATAAAATCCCTTCCGTTTGCTGAAGAAATAGTGTCAAGGTCAACTACGAACTCATCCGCATACGGACCACTGTCGTCCCATCTACCGGTAGGGAAAGAAGCGTCCATATCCCCGCCGTATTCATCAAATAACGCAGGCTTTGAATCTCTGGACATTGCTTCGTCAAGAACTTCTTTTCTCCTAGAAGAAAGACGAGAACCATCAGTGTCTTGATTTTTTTCTCCTGCAATGAATTTCTTTATGTCGTCAATCGAGATGTTCCCAGTCATGTCTTCGTAGTACTGGTCGATAACATCTTGCTCTGATGGCACGACGTCTGGCTCTGAGCCATACGGTCCAACTGGTTCAAGTCCCCAATCGGTTCCAAGTCTTACATCTTCCAGGTCGTCAGAAGTTGGCGCTCCATATATGGCGTCAACCACTTCTTCCTTGCCATAATCGTTGTATACATCAATTATTTCGTTGTGAGTTACGCCTGTATCAGGGTCAACATAGTCTGGGTGTATTTCAGGATTTTTCTCTAGTAAGTCGCTAAAAAACTCGTCGTTATCATTGAGTGTTAATTGGTTGTTTCTGTCTCTTTTTGCTTTTCCAGTATTCCAGTCGCTATCCCAGCCACGATTCCTCCACGCATAGGTGGCTTGAAGGATGCCCTTCTTTTCGTCATTGTCAAGATTTTCCCATGACCGCAATTCTGGAGTTTTATCGGAACGACCAGAAGAAAGGCGTGAAGAATCAGGCATATACTCATCAGCACCACTCATGCTCTCAATTATCTTGTCGTAATCTTTTTCTGCCCATCTCTTCGCAGCTGAAGGACTGCTGAATGTTCTATCGACATCTTCATCAAGTGCGTTTTGTCCACCATTTCTGTAGATATCAGAGAAACGGGTTATTGAGTACTTACCCTTGCCCTCGCTATTGATTCGGTACATGCCGTCAATATCTGGCGCGTCCATCTCAAAACCGTCTTCTGTTTCTGTCCAGTTATTTGTTGGGGTTTTCCCATAAAACACGTAGTCGTCTATGACGTCTCTGGCACTCTTTGGCTTCTTTTTGCCAGAAGAAAAACCAGGTTTTTCTTTTAGAGTTCCATCAGCATTAGCGAGAAATGTTTCTTTACCTTTATTTCTCTTGACTCGGTCGAGACGCCTCTTCTCAATTCCCTCAGGCGAGAAAAGTCTTTCTCGTGCTGCTCTCGCTCTCTCGGTTCGTGCAGCCATTTCCTCATTGGAAACCCCTTGAATATCAGCTAATGCTCTTTGACGAGCCCGCTCTTCGGCTCTTTCGGCAGGAGTCAGACCTTCGTCTTCATCATCTTCTGCATCCTCGTCAATTACGTCATCTTCAATAACGGGTCTTGGTTTATAGTTCCCGTTTTCATCCCACATTAGGAGGGATTCTTTTCCGTCACCCTTCGCTTTTGCTCTCTCGTAATTGGCAGCGCGACGCAGACGGCGCTCTTCTTCCCTCTCCTCCGGGGTTGGCTTCTTTTTGTCACCAGAAGAAAGCTTGCCTTCTGAATTGAGTTTGCGAAGTTCCTGAAGGTCTGGTCCTTTTTCTGTCCCTGAACCACCCTTCTTTTTTTTCTTCTTCAGCTTGTCAACATCCAAAAGACCAATGTCATTTAGGTACTCGTTGAGGGTGGCGATGTCTTCTTTTGCCCAGTCCTGCGTGTCTGGGTACTTGGACTTAACATCTGCTCTCAGGGCTGATTCAATTCCGTCCCAGTTATCTGAGTCATCTCTGCTGTGTGCATCAAGATAGGCACTAACTGATTTTGCATAGCTCGAATACCAGTTACTGTATTCATTGGAAGCTTTTTGCTTCTCGTTAAACTTTTCAGGACGCTTTCTTACAGAGTCGCCATTCCACATAACACGTGCTTGGTTGACTCCGATTTCGCGACCACGGAGATAGTCAGAACTTAAATTGTTATCTGCGTTGTAGCGTGGAACTTCTTCCCAGCCAAGACCCTGCTCATCCCATGCTTTAGCGATTGCTTCGTGGTCTACGCGCTTCTGATTTTCTTCAGCATTTGGGAATTGCTTTTCCATGTCGGCAGAACGGTCTGCATGGCGACGCTCATTACGCTTGCCAGAAGAGAGTTTTTCTGTATCAGCAAGTTCGGCTCGCTGACTCATCTGCCTCTTTGATGGCTTCGGTGAATTGATGGAGCCAGGACCAGAAGGCGTTGGGTCGGGTTGTTCCCATGGCGTGCCGTCGCCGACCATGCTGTTTAGGTTTGCGTCTTCGACTGTTCTTGGGTCCCAGCCTGGAGGCGGATTTATACCGGAACCACGAGAGCGCCGACCCCTTTTACCGCCAAGATTTGGTCGGTCAATTCCTCGGCTTGCAATCGCACGACCGATACGGCGGCCAAGTGCTTTTTCTTCTATTTGCTCAGAAGCTATTTTTTTTTTTAGAAATTCATAAGCAGAAGATGCAGCTCTAGTTATAGCGTCCTTCGACTCTTCGCTGAGCGGTGAGTTAATCACGATTCCGTACTCGTTGACGGTTGTGTCAATTCTGTGGTAATCAAGAACTGGGTCAATTACCGACTTGAACTCAAATGCGTCTTCAAGATTTACTGGGATGACGTATGACGAGTCTTGAGCCAAGAATGGGTCGAGACCCTTTTCCTCAAGCTCTTGCTCCTCTACGCCCCACTCCTCAAGAGTCTTATAAGAGCGACGCTTTCTACGGCGCTTCTTCACCGTGTTACGCAAAACCCCAAGAATGAATTCTCCAGGGTACTTCGCTTCGATGTCCTCAACCATCTTGATTTCTTCGTCATCAAGAATGTCGTTGTATTCCTTCTTGCCAAATCCGACTACAACACCATCTGGGATGATTGCGAATCTGCACTTGGCTTCATCTTCAACCTTGAAGTCAAGAATCTTGCACTTGCCTTCACCTTGGTAAAGAACACAGTTTGAGCACTTAACGCCAATGTCTTTTACTTTGTTTTCTGCCGGAGGATAGTATCCAGCCCAAATTCCGTCGCCGTCTTCGTCAAACTTTCCGTACTTGCGAGCGATACGAACAAGCGATTCGGCAAGCTCGCTCTCTTCTGCACCAAGCTCTGGCTTTTTGTTCTTGTCAGAACCTTCGTACTCAACAGGCGCCAATGGAACCATGACCATTCCGCCATTAACTGGCTTCATTGCTACAGGCATTGCCATTGCAGGGTTATTTGTCGACGGCTTATTCGGTTTGCCCATAATCCCAGGCATTGGCGAAGGGCCAGACTGGACTGGCGGTTTTGCCTGTTCTGCGTGAATTAATTCTGGCTTACCAAACATGTACTCGCTTCCAGTGAAGTGGTAACCAATTCTGAATTTTCCTTTTCCTGGCTTCACAAAGACCACAGAGTTCTCAGTCGCTTCAACAACCATGACTGGTCCTGCGGCGCGGCGTGAAAGTTCGGCAACCACTCCTGCAAGCTGTGGTCCACTTATTCTTTGTGAAACACCTTCGTCAAACAGTCCGTCTCGTCGTGGCTCTGATGATGGAGCGCTTATTGACATAGGCATCATCCCGTGCGTCTTCTCTTCATCGCTCTTAACCGAAATTGTTCCGGTTAGCTGATTGGCTCCATGGAGAACGGGTGAAACTTCGTAGAGTTCAACTTCGTAAAGAACGTTTGCCTGAAGGTTTTCATCGTATTGAGCTCTGAGAGTTTTGTAGCCGATTGACCACTCTTGTTCTTCACCAAAGAAGGCGACGTTTGCGAATGCTTCTCTGCCTTTTTCTGACTGAAGATTGAATTGAACTTTCGCGTAAAGACCGCCGATTCCAGCCATTTTCATCTTCATTGGAAGTCTTGGGTCTGATGCTGGAACTTCGTAAATTTCCAGAACTTTACCAATTGGGTCATTCCAGTTGTGGCCCCATACAACACGCGGCTTGCGACGCTGAAGGCTCTTAGCAAATGCACCAGTAGCGCAGATATCTCCTACAGAGTCCTTGTTTCCAATCCCCGAAACGAAACATTCAACAATGCCCTCTAGTTCATCGAGCTTGATGAGACCATTGGAGGCCTTGTATTGAATATTTCCGAAGTTAGAGTTTGGCATAGCGCTCCTTGGTTCTAAACGATATTAGAGGAACAATGAGCGCGCTCACAGCAAGTATTGATACAAAATCAAATAGTTTCAGTAAATGAATTGTAAATCTGTTGTTTTACTGAAAGTCCCTAAATGAACTGCCCGAACTTCCATGCTCTTCGCGATTCGTCCTCGGCAATTTCAAATCTTTGCTTAGCCATGAGATTTGCGTACATGCTTACAACAGCACCACGGAAGGAAGCAGCTCTTTCTTCCTCGCCCATCACGGATAGCGAGTTGAACATCATCGAAGATATTTGATTGAAGTTGTCAAGATTCATACTCTTGATGCGTGACATCTGTGAATCAATCTGGGCATTGAGGTCCGACTGATTTATGCTCTTTTCAGACTTCTGACCGTATCCATCATTGTACGTATTAAACGCATCCTGAATGATTGCCGATATAACAGGCCTTATGTCCTCGTCCATTTGCTTGTCCCAAACCTCGGGGGAGAGTATTGAGTCAATTTCTAGAGTTCCAGCAAACAGCGACTTCTTTGCCTTCGAACCGCTTGCCTTCTCAAGCACAACTCTTTGCTGTCTCTCGATAACTCGCTCAATGCTTCTGTTGAGAATCTCGTTCCATCTCGTTAGCGATTCTGCGCTTTTTGCCTGCAACTCGCTCTCGATTGACTTGTACATCATTCCGCCTGTTGGAACAGATGCGGCTCCGCCTGGAACAGGCTCTGCGGTTGTCGCAACAGCAGCAAGTGCCTCTGGCGGAATCGTGCTTTGGGCTAGCTGGTCTGGAGCCGGAGCGACTGGTGCTTCAACTTGAGCCAATGCACCTTGCATTGTATTTGGGTCAAGTGGTGGCTGTCCTTCTGCGCCAGGGATTGGGGCTTCTGGCATTGGTGCTCCAGGGACTGGCGCGCCAGGGACGCCAGGTGCGCCACCCATCTCTGCTGACGGAGCGGTTTCCATCTTCTTTTTTGTGTTCGCGATTGGAATCAAGTTTGGATTCATCAATAACGAGTCGGCAAGGTCGGCTTCAACTTCTTTTCTTCCTGAGCCTGTTCTGTACTCATTGTTGCTGATGAGGCCAGTTTGGAACTCCTGCATCAGATATCTTTCACGCTCTTGCTTGTAGAGCTGAAGGATTGGGACTTCACTTGTATCGAAGTCAACGTAGTACTCGTCATCAAGTTCATCCAATGAGCGAGCAAGTGGCTCAAGGTGCGGGAGCATTGTTTCCATCCAGAACACACGAATTTCTTCGCTTGCATTGCTGAAGGTTCTTCCCGCAGCGTTTCCGATTACTGACTCTGGAACACCAAATGATGCAAGGATTTCTTCCTTTGTAATCTGTCGCATCTGAGCGTACGCAACGTCTCTTGGCGACGCAGAAGTGTCCACATAGTCAACGCCATCGTCGGCAGAGATAACCGTCGTATGACCCGCTCTTCCGATGTTCCCACGGAATCTGCTCTTTAATTCTTCCTTGTCATCGTCTTCGATTTCTCCACGCAAAACGAGCAGACCACCAGGTCTACCGTCGTTGAGCAGATAGTTTCTGTTGTACAGCTTTGCAAGATTTTCAATTTCAATTGCAACACCAGCCGACTCAAGAGGCGTAAGTGACAAATATGGGTCAAGAGGGTGAGGTCTTCTAATCCAGCAAACATCCTCTGGTTTCATTGTGATTTTTTGACCGTAAGGCATTTGTACTTCGTACCCAGAAACAAACTTCTTTGCATCTGGAATTGGCGCTGTTGATTGAGGAGGCAAAAGGTTAAGACCAATTATTCTTCCGTCTCTACCACGAACTTTTTCAATGAAAACACCGCGTGTACCCAGCAAGAGTTGAGCGGACATTCTGTATCGGAAAATAAATGAGTTTTCACCAACGTTTGATTTAGTGTTTAGGACTTCAAGCAAAGAGTTGTTTTTTGCTCTGTTTCCAATAAGCACCTCTCCGTCTGGAGAATTGTCTTTACGAAGAATGATTGGGAGTCGTGCTTGGTTCCCAGCGATTGCATCGATGCATCTTGCAACCCAGGTAACCTTCTGCATGCCTTCGCGGTATGCGCGCTCAACATCCCATGAGTCTCTATAAGGTCGTCCTGCATAACTTGGGTTCTGCGCTATGGGCGCACCAGGTCCAAGCTCCTTGGATTGTGCGTTTGCGAGCGATTTATTGCTCGATTGATTCCATGCCATATTTACTCAAGACCTAATAGGAAGCCGAAAAAACCACACGTTATGCCTGCCACTATCAGCCCGGCAGGTAGAAAAATCATTGCCGCACCAATACTGGTAAACAGTATAAATGAAATCATGAGCAAGTTGGCGAAGGTAGCCCGTTTAAATAAAGATTTGACGCGCGATGGCAAGGATTTAATCCTGAGCAGTAATTTTGACATATCACCTACAGTAGCGCATTCCGTGCTTAACTGTATCAAGAGGCAAATTAAATATGACAACAAATTGGAATCAGGTTCTGGAGTATCTTCAACCAAAGATGCCACCCTTCTGCCCTGAAGAGCCGTCAATAAATCAGAAAGTTTTTTTGCG